AAAAGAAATACTCTTGATTCTAACTCAGCAAGATCTAGTTCGTCCCAACTAGAGCCGCTGCCAGTGCGTTTGGGTCATTCAGCTTGATCCCTGCAGCTACTTCAATTACCTTGTACACAGTTGGGAGATCCATGATTTCCTCTAACTGCTCCTTAGTTGCTAGTTCTGGACTGTATTGCTTCATTGCAATAGTCGCACAGCTTAACAATAGATCCATTGATTTGATGTTATCTTCTGCAATTTTTGGATCACCAATTTTTTGAAACTCTTTCATAAAATCTCTCAATAAAGAAATCTTAAGTGGTTTCATAGAAATAGTAGAACCATCTAATAGTTCTACTTCTACAACTTCGTATACGCTAGTTGCCATTTATTCCTCCTATAGAATATATTTAATTATAGCATAAAAGCCTTATTAAATAAACAATGCCCACCCTTTTTAGGAGGTGGGCAAAGTTTCTATATTTAATTTTTACGGACCAACGACACGATCAACGATCTTGCCATAGGAACCATTGGATGCTGGAAGTAAACGGAATGTAACTTCATACATAGAAGGTTCGTCACGCTTTGCAGAAACAGTTACGTTCTCAATTGAGAGAACACGATGTCCTACATAAACACGCTCTACCTTAGCTGCACCAGTTGCTGTAGGATCTCCAGAACCTGGACCAACAGCAATGATTGCACGTTCTACAGGAACGTCACCTAGATCTCCAGCTGTTACGTCAAGAGTATTAACGCCAGATGTTGTGGTGTAGTTGCTGTCTGCAGTTGCAATTGCAACAACAAGGTTTTCAAGTGTGGCTTCAGCGAATGCTGTAACCATGCTAACCTGCATACCTTGCTTGTAAAGCTTTGCAACGTCAAGAAGTTGATCTACCTGTACTTCACCGAAGTCTGGTTGGAACTGTACTTCTAAACCGTTCATTGTGTAGCCTACATTTCTCCAGTTTGCCGATGCTGCTTCAACAGTATCTGCATACTCAGTACCAGCTACAAACGCAGGGATACCAGTAACAGATGCACCATTAAATGAGTATACTGCAGGACTTGTACCTGAAACATGCTCTAAAGGACCCTGCTTCGAAACGAAGAGTTGGGCTGCTCCAACGATAATTTGATTGGAATTTCCACGAGTTGCCATATTTTTTTCACCTCTTTGTAGTCTTAAAATTTATGGGGAGATTGGCGTTTCCTAAGTTAAGTATACCTCTAGTTTTTATCATTCATTAAACTGTTTAGCATGATAGTCATATTTGATGATAAGGTCTCTTGTAGGGTTATATTCCATAAAATCAGAGACATCTTGCTGAGTATCTGTAAATCCAGACTGATATACATTTACACAATGGAAGTAATATTTGTTTAATTCTGGGTAATTAGGGTCATTATAATCTGGCAAAGTCTTGGTAAATTCATTAATATCCCTTGCCGCATCGTCTTCTCTATCTAGGATATTTTGAATAAGACTTGTAAGGTTTATAGTTGTTGCATACCTGTCTTGCTGGTTCCTGTTAATGTCGTACAGAGAGCCACCAACGATTGTATATCTCATCTGGTCAGTCTTGATAGGGTAGAAATATTTATAGCCTCCACGGATTCTACTAAACTTATCAAACATAACATAAGGCAAGTCATTGTCAATTACAGCAGTTGGAAGATTGTTTGCTGGTGCAGGAAAGAATGGAATAATATCTGGTCCTCCAGATGTTGGACCATACAAATTATAGAATGCTGGGGCATAGGTTTTAAACTGTTCCCAAACATATAAGTTAATAATATTTTCTGGTCTATAAATCATTTCTTCCTCCTGGAGCGTTCATAATCCATGATAGGGCAGCTTTTCTACCTTTTGCTGAAGCCCCACCTTTTGTAGCAGAAGCAAAGTATTTTTCAAATGCCCTTGGGTTTGAAAAGTATTGATAAAATCTAATTGCTTTTAAATAAACTTCTGTAAAGTAAACTCTATAAAATTCGTCAAAGGCTTCTAGGAATGATCCTCTTGTTGCTTCTCCACCAGGATTTGCGATTACGATTGGACCACTTCTAAAAAACTCTTCCCCATCTATTTCAAAAAACAAAACATCTGCTTCAACTTGATTTATTGTGACTGTTTGCCCATCTTCCATAATTTGTGCCTTATCGTAAAACGGCTCTGTTGATGTTGGAGAGGGAATTCTTGATTGTAAAAAGTCAGCACTAATAACTGCAGAAGTTTTATTTATAGACATTGTTAATTCAAACAGTCTTTCTGTAGGATTTCCAACATTTCCCCATTCATAAACATGGTGGAGCATTCCTGGATGAGATCTTGCAAGACCGTCAAGGTAATCATAAAAAACATCAATTGATTCTTGACCAACTTTTCTATTTAAAATATCCTGATTCTTTTTTAATTCTGAAACAAATGCACCTGAATACTCTACAGAGTTTTTAAGCATCTTTATTACATTATCGCCTTTAATTCTAGCTGTTATCATTCTGGTATATCCCACTTTTGATTAGCTGAGCGATTAAGAAATATAGTATACATCCCAATATTATGAAACATATCAAATCGTGGAATAATTGTTTTAACTTCATACTTTGTCTTAACAGTTTCAGCTTTTGTTTTAAGATTTTCTGTATTAATCCAAACTGGATCCCCATTAGAATCTCTCATATTTGTGACAGCAGTTGCTGTTATTGGATAATATTTCCCAGATACGCTCTTTCTAATATCTTGATTTGTTCTAAAGAATACAGAAGAGTTATAGTCTAAGAACTTATCTTTTACTCTAAGTTCTGCAACCAGCTCTCCAGAAGTAGCAGTGATTGCTGAACAGTTTACAGTTCTATCAAATTGCCAAGTTCTTGTCATATTTCCATATTCAGATTGTGTTTCCACTGCATAGTAAATATCAGCAGTCATTGGATAAAGAATGTCATCAAGGGTTGAATTGAAAAGCATTATAACACCCCAACACGGATGCTATTCTTGTACTTTGTTAGAATTCTGTCAACCACAAGGTTTCCAGTTGAGGCATTAAAGTTCTTTGCAAACTTAATCTTAAAGTCATCATTATCAAACGACTCAATATACTTATTAAGATACTTCATATTATCGCTTGAGATGTCTGAACAAAGAAGTCTTGTGGCTTCTTGAATGTCTTGAGGAACTACCTTGTATCCAAAGTCTGCATCAATAACATAGTCATATCCATCAGAAAAAGCTCTAGACAAATATCTATCTCTCCATACCTGTGGGTACTCTGTTTTATTACTTTCTTCATATACTGGAACTATAGAAGTCTTATCCTTGCTAATTGCAAAAGTTAACTCATTATTATTTGATGTTGAATCATATAGTAGAGTTCCATTTTCATATACTTTATAAAGCTTATTAATCTTTTCATTAACAACTAGATAGTCAGAACCATTTCCAACAATCTCTTTTTCTTTTCTAACATATCCAAATCCTTGAGAAACTTCTGAATCAATAATATACCTTGCAATTCTTTCCATTTCTTTTACTTGAGTAGTTGTTTTATTTAAATCTGTGGCAAGGGTAGCAATGTTTGTATATGGTCTAACGACATCAATATTTGTAGTAATTACAACTTCATCTAGATAGTCATAAACACTTGCATCTAAAACTGCGTCATAAGATGCGTACTTTTCGTCAAGTACAAAGGAAACGTCTCCAGATCCGTTTGCAGTAGCACTTGCTGAAACTACTACGTCTGATAAAATATCTGAATACTCAATGGTATAAAGTCCACCTGGGACAAGATCAGAAAACGAAACTGTTGGGATGCTCCCATTAATTCTTAAAACTTCCATTATTTAACACCGAAAACTTCGGCTACCTCCTCTGGAGATGTGACTCTAATTCTTGGGAATTTACTAACCCATACATCAGCATCTTTTTTACTTACAACATTATAGCCTTTATTAAGTCTGCCAAGACTTTTTTCATAAACGCTTGCATTCTCTACAAACAAACAAATTAAATCTTTTTTAACTTTTTCCATAATACATCTATATTATTATATCATTCATAAATAGATGAAGGGGAGACAAATTAATGCCTCCCCTCCAAAAATAACTAGAATTAGTTATTGATTCATGAATGCTACTGCATCAGTTTCTTCAACTGCTACACCAAAGCGTAGGAATACGGTATATTCTACTGTATCCTTCTTTGGCTTGAACTCACGATGTACTGTTACGTCTCTCTGGAAGCCCCAGATGCGGTTTTCTGGGAATGTAAGTGATACATAACCAGCTGGCATCAAAGGAACTTCAACCAATGGAAGACCTAGAACACGGTATGCGATTGGGCTACCAAGGGTCTGCGGAGCAGAGCCATCAATAACACGCTCAACGATACGCTCGGAATTCAAGTTACCAGAAGAACCAAGACCGTTTACAATTGCTGCAACGGTTTCAGTGTCTGCATAGAACTTCATGTTTGAACGGGAACCACGGTACTTACGAGGCATTGCAAGAACAAGTCCCTGCAAACTTTCAATAGTTGTACCATAAGTTGCTGAATTACCATCGGCTTCGATTGATACGAAACCTTCAAGGATGTTCAGGAAGTTGTTTGTACCAGTTCCTGTACCATTGATGGCTAGATCTTCAAGATCGTTAGCAAACGCACGGGTCATTGTACGGACCAAGTGATCCTCCAGACCAGCACCTTCGATATTATCTTCAAGAGCTTCAGTCGAAACTTCCCAATCAAGACGAATCTTCTTGGTTGTAAGAGTAACCTTTGTGAACTGAACATCAGCGTTGGTGTAGGTTGCATCAGCCTGGGCTGCTGCACGGATTACACGCTCTCCAACATTCATTTTCTCAAGCTCAGTTGTGTTAGCTCTCATTGTGACTCTACGACCATCTTGGGCTAGAACCTGCTGTTCAAAGATATACTCAATAAACTGACGTGACTGTTCAGGCTGCAAAATACCGCCATCAGACACTAGATCACCAACTGGGTTAGTATTGTCAAGAATTCCAGCTGCTGGAGTACTTACTCCACCAATACCACCAGATGCGATAGTACCAGCTGCAGCCGCTTTTTCTAAAATTTCATTATTTTCTGTCATTTTTTATTTCACCTCCAGTTTCTCTTAATGATATAGGTCAGCGGAATTTAGGAAACGTCCACCCCACATAGACCCTTTTCTTATTGTATTTCCCTGAACGATCCCGCCAAGATCGCCAGACTTACGGACAGCGGTATCGTCTTCTAGACCATCCACACGCTTTCCAAACTCTTCAAGACTGCCTCTTACTCCAGCAACTTCTTCTGCTACTGTGGCGTGACCCTTTTTAAGGTCTGCAATCTCTTCATTTAGTGACTTAATTGTTGAAACAAGTTCACTCACTGCCTCTGTTACTGAAACCTTAATTTCGTCAACAGCTTTTACAAGCTCAGCATCAGCTGAATCTGTTTCAGCAACAGACTTCTCAACTTCAACGTCATCGGAAGCTTCTTCTGCTAATTCTTCTGCAGGTGCTTCTTCTGGATCAGCAGACTTAACTACTGTTTCCTCAACAGCGTCAACTGCGTCAACTGACTTTTCTACGGTTTCTTCGGCAGGAGCTTCAGCAACAACTTCTTCAGTTGCAACTTCTTCAACGGTCTCTTCTACTACTGTATTTTCTTCTGACACGTTGTTCTCCTCCTCTATATTGTTTTCTACAATTGACGCATTATTGTCAATCGCTGTTTCAGACGTTTCGCCTGAAGTTTCTGGGGTTTCGGAAACATCTTCAGATTTAGCAAGGTCTGTAGAACCAATAAACTTGTTTAAAATTGATTTAACTGTCATAGCTTTCTCTGTATCCTTTGTCTCTACAAAACCAATATTTTTCATACTGACTTCACATGATGGGCAACTTGAATCATCAACTTCTGAGAGTCTGACAATACCGTCATTCTCACACCAGTAGACATTTTCAAGATCTGCTTTTGCAATTATACCATCTATTTGTTCGTCCTTGTTAACTTTCTGAATTGACACGACATTTGCAAATTGATTTGCTGGATTGTCTACCAAAGATAGTTCATGAAGTTCATAATCTTTAACAATTCTAATTGTCTTATCAATGTTTTCATCCCAGCTATTTTCTGAATCTTTAATTACTCCGCCAATTGAAAATCCTGAAAGAGTTCCATCAAGAACCTTCTCCCAGGTATCCTGAGCACCCTTAGAAATATATGCATCTACATAGACACCATTATAAAGTTTATCTGTATTCTTATCAAAGAATTTTTCTTGTCTAAAATTAACAACTTTACCAACTGCAATAGCCTGATGCATTTCTCTTAGATTGCCACGGAATGTTTCAAAGGCTTTTATACTTACATCAGTAGGAACAATGTCTGCTTGCTTGTCAATGTTATCAAGCGTAGCAAATCCAGAAACGATTCTACGCTCCACATCCACTTTAGCGATTGGCATAGATAACTTGATATCATCGTTATCTGAAGTCCAATAAGCCTTGCTTAAATTAGTCATGTTAATCCTATTATATATGTATTTTTTATATGTTTATAATATTGTTATATTATACTACAGATCTTCCTTCGCCACCAGGATTTCTTCCTGTTGTGGTTGCAGTTGAATCTGAAGCCTGATCAGTTCTTTGTTGATCTCTTTGTCTTGTACCAGCCATTTGAGCATTTTGCTCTGCACGTTGTTGAGGGGTCATAACTACTGGAGTATCTCCTTGTGGAACTACTGGGAGTCCAAGTCTAGGTCTGATATCGTTTGGAACAACAACTTGTGCTCTTAGATATCTTTCATCAATTTGACTTTGAGTATTTTCATCAGTCAAAGTTAGCTCATTAAACTTTAATAAAAGAATGTCTGTCTTTTCTCTAATAAGCTTGTTAATTGTTTTTTCTAAATTCTTTTGGGCTGGTCTTGCTACCTGCTCTTTAAACGTTCTATCTGAAACAAGTGCTGATGCAATTGAGCTACCAGGATCTGAACCAACTTTAGAAATTGGAACTTGATGTGCCATAAGGATGTCGTGAACATTTGAAGTTCTGTACTTATCAAATGATCCTTCTTGAATACCATTTTCAACTGGCTCCATTTTAAATTCAACCTTGTTGTCTGGACCATCTCCAGGAAGTGGGATATAAAGGGTTCTATGATTTTGTCCACGAAGACCAGACTGCAAAAATCTAAATAACTTGTCTTCTGCTTCTGAACTTAGCTTTGCACCCTTTAGTGTAACAATGTATCTTGGCACTGCTTTGTTCTCAAAATAATCAATATTGTATCTTGCAGCAAGCTGGTCTCCAACTACTGAAGTTGCAGCAGAAACAACATCTGGAACTCCATAGTAAGTATTCTTTGGACTATATTTTTTAATATGAATAAGTTCATTTGGTCGTGAGTCTGTGGTTACAGGATTTACTGTTTTTTTATCTTGAAAGTTTTTAAAGAAAACAACTCTTTGGTTTACAATCTGGACATAGCCATCACGCATACGTCTTACACGAACTGTTGTTGCAGGAATATGACCAATATAGCCAATCTCTCCAGTATTCTTTCTTCCAATTTCAATATACCCATTTCCAGTTGCTTCGTAGTCTGTCATTGCTTTTTCAAGGACGTGGGTAAAAGTATCTTCATCATTTAATTCTTCAAGCCAATTTGAAAGTTCAGACTTTGCTCTTTCAACTTTTCTTTGTGCTCTAACTCTTTGATCAACATTTTCAATTTCTTCAATTCTAGCTTTAACAATGTCAGACATTATAAAACCGTATCCAAGACCAACTGTGTTTGCAACCTTTGCATTAATTGCAGCATGGTTTGCAAAAGAATTATCAAAAAAGAATGCTAATTCGTCAAGATTGTATGGTGGCAAAACTACATCAAAAAGACCATAGGCTGTTGTAATATCTTGCTCTGGAAATAACTGCTTAGACTTTGCACCATCTTGACCAGTGTATGCCTTATTCATTCTTGTAATTCTGCGTTTAAAGTTTGCATCTATGCCATCAAAACCTTTTACAAGGTCTGCTTCAGTCATAAAGTCATCTGTTTTATTTGCAGATGGTTTGTTCTTGTCTAGATTATCAATTCTAGCAATAACTTCATCAGTCATTTCCATGTTGTTTTAGCCCCTTTGCAGCATCCATGAAAGCTCCAGTATCAAACTCACTTGGTATGTAGCCTTGTTTCATTCTATCAATTTGAACAGAATGTTCTTCTTCAGTAATTCTTGTAACTCCTGGCATAAATACTGCCTTTCCTGGACCAGCACCATAGTGTGCTGCAGCCTGTGTAATTCTATTAATAGCCGTTAAGTCATATTTTCTGGCTGGAATGTTCATAAAACTTCCATTGCCATCTCCAAAGACTCTTCCTGTTTCTGTTTTCCAAACATATAAACCATATTCAGCATCGTTTTCAACGTAGCTTACTTTTGGTTTATTTGGCAGTTTTTGTAATCCTTCTAGATAATCCATGACATCATTGTACCATAATATCTTACTTAAACCAAATATTGATCCCAAGATATGTCATTTATTATGACAACAGAGTCCTGAGTAACATTGATAATACTAGTATCATTAACAATTCCAGAAGACAGACCAGCATAAGTGTTAAAAATTTCTTTTGCATCTAAAGAAAGAATGGTTACTTCCAAAGGTTCTTCAGCTAAAACTGTTGTCCATGTTGCAGATGCAGCCTTCGTTCCCCAAGTGTAATCATCAACAAGATTCCATTCGTCAAAAATAACCAGGTCTTGTTTAATAGGATTTAACTCCATAAAGCTTGCAACATTATCTACCTTTACTCCAGAATATATTTCAATTTCACCAACAACTCCATCTAAAAGTATTGAATTTTCTTGTAAAGATATAGCAATATAGTTCCAAGATAGGGGTTCAATAACTATATTATTTACAAAATTTCCATTTAAAAAGAATTTGGCATTAGTAAATTCTACACCAGTATTAGAATTAAAAACATTTAAAAAGGCTCTTCTTCCATTGCCTTCAGGGGTTAAAACAATGTCGTACGAATCACCAGAGCCAAATATTCTACCAATCTTTTTTCTTTCAGTAAATAAGCTAGACTCATTACACATTAAGAACATTTGCAGTCCAACTACTTCTTGATTATCTTTTAGTGAATCGTTTATTGGAATAGCAATTCCTTTTACCAAAGTTTCATCTACAACTGGTAAAACTTCTATTCCAGAGTCACCACTTAAATATAGATATGGAGATGACTCAGTATTAATAACCACTGGAATTTTTCTTTTATAAACATATTGATCTTCATTTTTAACTATTGGATAAAATTTTCCTGCAGCAGGTGTATTTATTGAATAGAATTGTCCTTCATCAAAAGAAAGTGAAGCAAATCCCATATTTTTAATTTTTACATTTTCTGTATTCACTCCCTTAGAAGAAATTTCAATATGGACAGTTATGTAGTAGTTGGTAAAACCAGATATATCTTTTGGTGGATAAATAACAGTTCCATCATTAATTTTATACTTAGTGTCTTCTGAAGAAGTAATCTCTCCTAAATCTAAAACCCTATTCATTCCAATATTTTCTACATTTGTAAATTGAGTATATACCACATTTCCAAGTTCAATTATATTTTGTAATGTTATATAAACTTTTGTTGATAAAGAATCTTGATAATTTGAAGATGTTTCATTATACTTTGAAAATATTGAGCTTGGTGTGTCAATGTTAAACTGCAATAAATCTAAGTCATACTTTAATTTACCATTAGCTTGGGTTATATATTTTCCAAAATAAGATAGCGGTATTGAATTTTCCCAATACCCTGAAGCTCCTACATCTAAAACTATTGAAGTGTTTGTTGTTTTTGGCAGCAAGGTGTACGATCCAATATAGTCATAAAGTTCTGAACTAAAGTTTTTAATTGCTATTCCAGAGGTGTTAAATATTTGAGATCCGTCTTTATCTGTAAAGAAGTCATTATTAAGTGTTAAGGAAAATATTTTTCCAAGGAATGTTTCTTCCTGATTTCCCGCAAAATTTAGAGAAAGAAATTCTGGTTTTGAAAAGAAAGATCCTACAGTTGAGTAATAAGATTGCTCAATTTTATCAAAATCAATGCCAACTGCAAAGTAAGAGCTTGCACCAACAAGTGCTGAATTTAAAATAGTTTCATTAT